CAGCACAAGCTGAGCCCGTGTTTCCCCTGTGCTGTTCAGGATTGCGCCGATCGTCCGCAGAATATTCAGTACATCCTCGCCGATTTCATCCATGTTGATGATCTTGCTGAGTTTCGCACCGATATTTGTTTTGACCGTATTCCACAGAGCCTGGATCTCCTGAATCTTATGGCTGACCCGGTCCAGTTCTTCAATCTCCTGGCTGCTGAGTTCAAGATCTGTATTTTTGACGTCCTTCTGATACCGGCTCATCGCGTCGTCCCAGTTGTCCAGAAGAAGCATCACATCGGATCCCTTTTTCTCGCCAAAGAGCATGCTTGCCAGATTATACCGTTCCCCTTTGGTATAGTATTCACTGCTCAGCCTGTCCATCACCGTGACGAACATATCCCAGTGACTTGTAAACTGGCTCTCTGTCAGTCCTAATTCGTTCAGCGCTTTCTCCGCGTCCTTGCTTCCGCTGTGAACGTTGGCAACCAGTTTCTGCATGCTGCTTGTCACTTTGCTTGGATCAACACCCTGCAGCTCCATGGCGGTGTATACCCTTTCGATGCTTTCCAGACTGCCGCCCCATACTGACTGGATATCCTTCCATTCTCCCGCGGTCGCCCAGGCCATACCCATTAGGCCCATCATTTCGGAGACAATATCCTTCACCGTGTCCAGTGTAGCGTTGAATATGCCCTGCATATCTCCGGCGACTCCGCCGACAATGCTTCCGATGCTCTTCATCGCATCGTTAAAGCTGACCACGGTCTGCATGGCCTGCCCGCTGGAGTCGGCCACGCTCTTCATCTCGCTGCTGAACTTGCTCAGGCTGTCATCGCACGCGCCCAGCTGGTTCTGCATGTCCGCCAGGGCAGCGCGGGCCTTGTTCAGCTTTTCGGCCCACTTGTCCTGTACTTCCTGATTGTCCGCGTATTCCTTCTTGCTGTCCGCGAGGGCCTTCTCCAGCGTTTTGACGATCTTTTCCTGCTGCTGGATCTGCTTCTGCAGGCTGGCCATTTTCGTGCGCGCCTTGTCCTGCTCGCTTGCGTTCCTGCCAAGCTCAGCCGTCTCCGCCTTCAGCTCTGACCGCAGCACCTTCAGCGAACGATAGGCGTCGTTCAGCGCCTTTTTATACTGTTGTTCCCCGTCCAGTTGCAGTTTGGACGCAATCGTGCCGTCGTTCGCCATGTTCTCAGTCCTTTCCTGCCATCATATGCCGCATGCTCTTCCCGTAGTTCATGTGGCTGTCATAATCGCATCTCCAGTAGTACATATCCAGAATGAATCCGGGAGTCATATGACGCATTTCCCGCATCGTCAGTCCGGCGATCAGGCCGCAGCTGTAGATGTTCCGCTCCGTCATCATGCTCCCGGTCTTCAGTTTTTTCCCGTTTCCTGTTCCTTCAGTTCATCCAGGTATCCGTCACGGATCTGGTCGTCTTCCTCGTCCTTGCTCTGCATCCGGTTGCCGTCTGCCACAGCCTCCTGGATTGCCTTCATCATGCCGTTCAGCCGTCCGATGCTGCTGTGCTTCGTCAGCAGGCCCTCGCCGGTGACCGGTTCGATGACGGTCTTTCCTTCCTGTTCAGCCATGTACTCCGCGCCGGCGTTCGCCAGGATCACGAACACGTCCCGGACAACTTCAACGTCCCGGCTTACCATTTTCTGCATACCTTCAGAGAGTCCGCCGAACTTGTCCCGGATCGCCTCCATCGCGCTCATATCAAACCGAAGGATGTATTCCTTGCCGTTCTTCCCTGTGTACTTAACCATTTTTCTTACGCTCCTTTTACACTCATATTGAGAAAAACGGGAGCGGATGGTTTTGTGTCCTTCCGCTCCCTTGTTCCCGATCAGGTGCTGATACCGGCCTTCACGTTCAGCCATGCGATGGCGTCCGTCTCGGCCGCGAAATCCGCCTCCAGGCGGAACCGGTTGTCCAGATCGGACTTCGGCTGCACGGCGAAGATCTCGCCTTCGATGGTCGGCTGCCTGTACTGGGTGCTCTCGCCCTTGGTCTCCATTTCCTCGTTCATAGAGAACTGGACCTTCCAGTACCAGTACGCGATGAACGGCTTGTCGGAGATCAGGTTGTCCTTCCAGACATAGCCGCAGCCAACATACGGGGACGCCTTGTCGCCCAGGGCGTATTCCTGGGTTTCTCCGGTTCCCGCCGTGTTGTAGTTGGTAATATCCAGAAGCATGTTCCGGTCGGTCCTGTTCAGGTACGTGCTGTCGATGCTCAGCGTGCCGCTGGTGACGGAGTTGTCCTTGTCCACCAGCTTGTCATCGCCGTACAGCTTCACGTCGCCGCGGTTCCAGTTCACGTTCGCCTTCATCAGGTGACCGACCTTTTTCCCGCTGGAATAGGTCGGCGCGGATCCGGCGGATTCCGTTTCCAGCTTCGCAACGACCAGATTCTTCAGAGTAACCTGTGCCATATGCGTTTCCTCACTTTCCTGCGATATATTCGTTCAGCGCTTTCTGCATCGCGTCGTATACCTGCGGCTTTGCAGTTTTTTCCGCCTCTGTCACGAACTTGTCGCCTTTGATTGCTTTAGTTCCTTTTTTCGTTTGATTCCTGCCGTAGTGCAGGATGTACGCTTTCTGCGCGTTGGTGATCCGGTGCGTGTCTGTCCCATGCGGATAGACGCTGATTTCAAGTCCGTCTTTCCCGGATGTGACGTCTGTCATGCTAACGCCGTCGCGCATTGCATAGGTGACATGGTGCTTCGCTTCGATTTCTCCACGCCATGCATCTTCAAGCACTGCCGCTCCGGCTTTCAGCATCTTGACCTCCGCTTCTCCGCGCAGGCCGCTTTCGATCGCCTTCAGCCGGTTCTCCAGCTCGTCAAACCCCGATATCGTCAGCCTTGCCATCCGTCTCACCGTCCTCCGGTTCCGTGTCCGGCTGCGGATCATCCGGCTGCGGCTGCGGATCAGGTTCCGGCGGATCAGGTTCCGGCGGATTGTCCAGTTCCGTCAGGTATTCCAGCAGCTCAAACTTCCACCGCCATCTCACGGCCATCAGATCGCGCACAAAGTCGTGCCCGTTCACCGTGAACGACATGTCTTTCTGATCCCGCAGCACTTCCTGCACGGCGTGCGCCTTGCGGTTGTCCCCGTCCATCAGGTAGAGGATCACCTCTCCTTTCTGGCTCTGCATGATCAGCCGGTCGTCGCCCCAGATCTGCGTCGGTTCCCCGGCGAGCGCAACCACGCCGTAGTCCCTCCGCCCCATGTCGTTGTTCTCGTCGATCCAGGTTTCCCTCGCGAAGTCAATCCCCGTCGCGCTCAGATCCGTGACCAGCTCCTCTATGCGGTCCGTTGTCGTCGTCTCAGGCATTGATATCACTCCTCTGGCATACGAGCTCGATGCCGCCGTCGTTCGTCGGATAATTCCGGATGATGTCGTATACCTTCCCCTGATAGCGCACGGTGAGCTCGTTTCCGTACTCCCCCGCGCGGCTCAGTTTCAGCACGACTTCCGGTTTCAGTCCTACGTTGTCGGCGTCATAGTATTCCGTCCGTGTTACGCTCATTTCCTGGCAGAAGCGCTTCGCCTCCGTCGTCTCCGGCGTATTGAACACGCCCCGCGCCTTTGTGGTCTCGCTGATCAGATAACAGATCTTCCGCCTGATCATCCTTCCCCACCTCCGGCGGCCTCGCTTTCCGGTTCATCGTTCTCCCCGTCCAGCCAGTCCGTGTATCCCGTGGCGCTCATCAGCTGCTTCTTCTGCGTTTCATAGCTCTGAAGCACATTCTGATATTCGCCCGCGGAGATATTCCAGTTCATGTTCACATACGTCATGATCGCCCGCCGGACCAGCGCGTCCGTCTCCACGTTCGCCTTCGTGACGCCTGCAATGCCCAGATCCGCCTTCGCCGCGTCGATCAGATCCTGGATCTCATCCTCATATTCGGTATCTGTCACGCCCAGCATGTTCTTGCACTTCTGCAGCAGTGTCAGCGTTGTCGCCGTGTTTGTTGCCGTGCCCTGGTTCTCAGACATTCCTCGTCCCTCCGGTTTCTGTGTAAAAGTAACCCCTGCCGGCGAGCGTGTTCCGGCAGGGGACTGTCAGGGCGTTTCCGCCCGTTCAGCTGTTTTCCTTCAATCCCTCACTGATCAGTTTGTCCCGTGTTGCTTCGTCCATGCTGATCTTCATCAGATGGCCCAGTTTGATGCTTGAATCGCAGAAAATTTTGATGTCCTGCTGCTTTGCCCTGTAGCAGAAGCTGAGATCTTCGCCCAGCCCTGCGATCGGGAAGAACGGCACTCCGTAGACGCTCATGGCCTCCAGCATGTCGATCTTTTGCAGCACGCAGGCGAATCCGCACCCCTCCACCTCGAAGAGGCTGCCCCGCGGATAATCATAATAATTGTCCGCGATTGCTTCCCATCCGATGCCGTCATGTTTCACGTCGATGTGCTTGAAGATGCATGGCTTGAATGGAGGCCTGCGCCCGAAGCACAGGCCCGTCAGCATCATCCTGTCCCCGATGGAAGCCATCATGCGCTCCATCAGATCCGGTTCAAAGGTCATGTCGCTGTCCAGCCAGAGCAGGTAATCAAACCCGCCCTGTTTCAGCGCGTAATCCATCAGCTGGTTCCGCGCGTCATAGACCAGCGATCCGCGCAGGTAGCGGATTTCCACCTCGCCCACCATGCGCATCTTTTCCAGGCACTCAATAAACTCTGCCGGCATGACGTCCATGCACGGTATTCCGATCAGTGTCTTCATGAATTTTTACGCTCCTTTTCTGTCCGTCATCAGGTCGCGCGTACGTAGCGGACGATGGCTTTCGGGTCGGCCAGTTTGCCGTCGGCCAGCGTCATGGCGCGCCATACGCGGTTGCCATAGCGGAAGTCGGTCTCGTCGCTGGAAGTCACTTCGATGTCCGCGGCGAAGTTGAACTTGTAGGCCTTCAGATCGCCGAAGTACACCTCGTCGGTACCGGCATTGCCGTCCACGATGACCGGGTAGCCGAGGACGTTGTACTTCCGGGGCTCCTGCGGGTCGTTGACCACGACGCGGTTGTTCTGGCTGTCCACCATGCCCAGCACTTCGCCGAAGAACAGGGCGGGCGGCATAACGAAGGTGGCGTTGGGATGATACTGACCAGGCAGATCGCCCATGATCTTGGTCAGATCCTTCCACTTCATGGCAGCCGCTGTGTAGGTGCCGTCGGGCGTGCCCTTGGTGGCGAT